GTGGTTGCTGACTATTACGGATGCAAAGTTGGTGTACCGTTTTCACCGGCCAAAGGTGCTGGGTGATGGTGGTAAGTACTACGACGTGTTTGACGATGCTGTGTGGGTAAAGCAGGAGGAGTAAGGTGCGGATTCAAATAGATCCCAAGTTACGTAGGGAACAGTTGGAAGCGATAAAGCGTCTACAGGCGCGTGGTGAGCCGATTAGTAACGATACGATATGGGAGAAGTCCATCGCTCTTGGTACGATTGCGGAACTAGAGCGTTTAGTCCATGAAGACGACGCGAGAAAAAGGTGGTCAATGAGTAAGACTCCACAAGAAGAGCTTGATGCTTTTTTAGCCGATCGCGAACGGATGGTTGAGAGTGGGACAGTGTCTCCGTTCGACAGGCTTGAACTTATGGCCCTGGAAATTTTCACTCAATGGCGCGAGAGACAGAGTGAGAACAAGACACAGTAATCTGAATGAACGTCAGTACGACATGCGGTACAGAATCCGGCGGCGTAAGTTGTCGGTCAGGCGCCGTACATTGTTGCGTGCATTGAACAGAACCAAGTCAGTGGATAGAAGGGAAGACATTCGTAAGCAATTCAGGCAAATAGAAAAAAGGATATCGGATTTGGATATCGCAAAGAATCTCGGTCTGGAAGGAAAAGATTGGACCTCGAAAGTACACTCGCCCAGTTTAAGGAACCCCGCTACAGATAGACCGCTATTGTCGACGTTGGCCTGCAAGACAAATTCCTAGTCAGAAAATAAGTCAATTATTGATTGACGGAATGCCGGTTACGGCTTTTAATCCGCCTAACTTAGTCAGTAGCTATCAGTACTCGAACAGGGGTGGACGAGTCGTGAAAAAGAAACCAGGCAAGAAACCAAAGTACCCCGCATTTATCCAGTAGTCACAATTTAAGCTGGTCTGCGATAGCGGCCCAGTTGAGAACACGAACCTGAAGACTCTAGCTTTGAGGTTGTCGGAACGGGTCGGAACCGGTTTACAGCGCCGTGATACGCTCGATGAGTTCGCGGCCCAGTGGAAGAGTAATCGAGACGCGAATAACATCAATGCACCTGGTGTGATTAAGCCGTACAGAGATCACGCATGGGTGTACGCGGCGGTTACGGCCATTGCACGTAACGTGGCGCAGGTGCCGTTCAAGCTGTGGGTGGGTGAGACGGAACTATCTGAAGAGGATCCGCTGGTGCGGCTATTCAAGCGGCCGAATCCTTTATTGTCAGGTTACGAACTGTTCTACAGTACGGAATGCTATTTGCAGTTGACGGGTAACGCGCTGTGGGTCCCGGTGCCAAGCAAGCTGCCCGGTGTGATCGCTGAGCTGTGGGTTTTCAGCGGCAAAGAGATCAAGCCGAAGATAGCGAACAATACATTCACGGGCTGGACGGTCAAGCGCGGCGACATGGAAGAGACCTTTCAGTACGATGAGGTTATCCACTTCCGGTACTTCAATCCTTACAATCCAGTTCTGGGAATGGCCCCGATGGAAGCGGCACGGTTAGCCGTTGATCAGTCGTGGTGGGCCCAGAAATACAATGAAGCGTTTTTTCAGAACTTCGCCGAGCCGGGTGTGATCATTTCGTTTCCGGGTGACTACAACGCTAAGGTCATGCAGGCGTCGAGAGAGTCGTGGGATCAGCGGCATCAAGGATTCAATCGAGCCAAGAAGACGGCCATCCTGTGGGGCGGTGCGGAACTGAAAGAGTTGGGCACCACAAAACGGGATATGGAGTTCATCGCTCAGATGAAGTGGGGACGCGAGGAAGTATTAGCGGTATTTCACGTTCCACCGGTCGAGGTCATGCTCGTCGACCAGGTCTCAAGTCGCGTGGAGTCACAGAGGGCACAACGTAGATTGTTCGGGGAAGAAGTGGTCGCTCCTGAACTCAAGATGTTCGAAGACAAGCTCCTGCCACTGTTTACCATGATCGGTCGGCCGGAAGTCCGCGGTTGGTTCGATACGACGGAAGTCTCGATCCTGCAAGAGTCGTACGGTGAGAAAATCGAGCAGGCGAAAAAGCTTTTCGACATGTTGATTCCGATCAATATGATTGTCGAGAAGCTGGACCTCGGTTTCGAGCACATTGCCTGGGGCGACGAAGCGTTTGTCGCGAACAATCTTATTCCGGCCAGTAAGGCGATGTTGGCCGAGGCTCCAGTTGACGAGCCGGATGACGAGGACGAGCCAGTACCGGATGACGATGAGTCGGACGAGCCGGCAGATCCGGATGACGATGAGCCGACGGAAGTGGAAACGAGTTACACGCTCGGGCCACGTGCGCGTAAGTTGCGAAGGGTTCTATTTGAAGTCCGTAACGAGACATTGAAAGAAAAAGATGGGCTGGGGTTGGTCGACTGGGCGCGAGTTCAGCGTCGGTTGGAACCATTAGTATGTAATGCGCCGGGTGTGACGGAGCGATTGAAGGATTGGTCGGATCGCGCCAGTAAGGATCAGATTCGGATCGCGTACTCCAGGCTTAAGAACCAGGTGGGTAAGCTGGTGAGTCCGGACGTAGTCAAGCCAGCTACACAAAAACAACTGCCACCGAAGCAGTTGGAGTTCACGTCCGAAGTCCCCGACATGGACGGGTACTGGAGAAGTTACGAGCGCGAGATTCTGCGGCATGAGCAGCGAATGGAGTCGGTTCTCGTCAAGTACTTCAATCAGTGGGAGCGTCATGCGTTGTCGGCTTGGTCGAATGCGAATCAAGGTGCGGGTGTGCGCGACGGCGATTGGAACGAGTTCGATCCCAATGAAACAGGGCTGGCCAATGCAGTCACGCCGGTCTTGTCGAGTACGATGCAGACAATGGGTACGTGCGCGTTGACGATGCCGCCGGTCGAGACAATTCCTACAGTCCATATTCCACAGAACAAGGCGGATAGGTCGTTAGCGGTCAAGGAAACCAAAGAACTCGTCAAACTACTGGGCGGTAAGCTCTCGGACAATAACGCGAATACGGATATCCTGGTCGGAAAGAACGCAGTCGAAGTCAAGGCGATAACGGCACGGAAAAACGATCGCGTCATTAACATGAGTCCGGCCACGAAGACGGCCAAGCTGGAGTACTTACAACAGAACGGGCTGACGGGTCACACGGTCGTGTTGGATTTGAGAGAGGGTAAGAAACTTATTTACTACTCGGAGGGTATTGGCTCCAGGTCTCTCGGTCAGATGCGTGTGGTCACGGAAGCGGAGTTGAAGAAATTGATTAATTGGGAAGGCGCTGTGGTTGAGGCCAAGACGGCACCGGTCGTGAAGCAGGGTTTAATTAAAGACGCATCGGTGAACAAAGGGTACGCGGATCATCTGGAAGCGGCCAAGAAGTGGATGAAGACTCAGAACGATGTCAGCGACAATCAGACTTGGAATGAGTACTCGAAAAAGTTTCTCAAGCAACAGGGGTTTGAGGAGAAACATATTAAAGAGTACTACGACGCGCTAGACGAATGGGTAGGAAGTTCCCGGAATACGGGTGGCGGTAAGATGATCCGGTCGGCCTCGAAGTGGTTGGGTCGCGATCCAGATAAAGAGTGGGGCACGAGTACAAAGTATTTTTACCGCGAGGTGGAAACGACGCAGTTTCGTGAAATGGTCGGTGCGATTAAGGCGTTGAACGAGGAGTACTTTGAAAAGCACATGAAGCGCTCGGACGGTAATGTGTACCGCGGTGTTAAAGGACACAACGCTGAGTTGGAGCGGTCGAAGTCGATGGGTGGGGCCACGTTCGGCGTGAACAGTCTGTCGTCGTGGTCCGTGAAAACAGAAAAGGCAAAGGGTTTTGGCGTGATGCTCAGTAAACCGTTTGACAGGAGTTCAGTTTACGTTGTGCTGCCGGGTTGGGAGCGTGAGATAATTGCAATGCATGAGCGGCATTTCGTTGAGCTGGGGCCGGGTAACATTGTGATACGGGCTAAGAAGGACACAAAGAAGATTACCAAAGACACGATCGTTATTTTCTTGGATGCGGAAGACGAGAACGCGGATTGGATAAAGTAATGAAACTGGCGAACTGCTATTTCGTGTACGGCGGTGCGGCGCATCGGTTCAAAGTCTGCTCGGATAAGCCAACGAGACGCGGTTGTACAACGTCGTTCCTGAGCCACTCGGTGGTGGATCGATGGAGGTTTATCAGATCGAGCCGGATGCGGAAGCACATTGGGTCGTGGTCAGTGAGTTCACGAACACGTACGGCACGGAAGCCAAGCAGTCGTTCTACGTCAGACGCGGTGAGGACTTTGTGGAAACGCGAGATCCGGAGGCGTTGGTGTTCTTGCGGGAGCAGGTCAAGGCGCGCAGTACGCGTGCGCGCGGGAGAGCGGCATGACATCATTAGTTAAACAGGCAGTGTGGTTCGGTTTGAAAACGGGGCTGGTGTGCGGAGTGGTCTTGTTTTCCGTGCTCACGCTGTGGACTTTCGGTTGTTGGGGCGTAAAGTAGTAGAAGGAGGTGGTCGATGCTCAGTGCGTTCTTTTTGAAGTTGATGGATGCGATACTAGAAACGTTAGCGGTCTACAGGTCAGCGGCCAAGCTGTGGATCGCGTTAAATGAGGCCGTTAAGATTCATCTATTTATTGATGGGAGGGAAGTTGACATGGCAGAGACGTTGATTCTGAAGGACAGCCAGAAGGTCAGTGCATCGGTCGAGTTCAAGACTGCTGCGGGTAATCCGGCTGTGGTCGAAGGGGCGCCGGTCTGGGCCAGTTCGAATGCGGCCATCGTCGAAGTCGTGGCGAGCGAAGATGGACTGAGTGCAGTTGCTCGAGCCGTCGGCCCGATCGGTTCCAGTCAGATCAGTGTGTCGGCGGATGCGGATCTTGGCGAAGGCGTCAAGCCGATCGTCGGTACGCAGGACATTGAAGTTGTCGCCGGTGAAGCCGTCACAGTCGGCATCACGGTTGGAACTCCGGAAGAGCAGTAAGCGGTCTCTGCTCGTGTCGGGGCGGGCCGAACTCGTGAGGAGGGCGGCCCTTTTTTGGAGGCGGTATGAGTTGGTTGGAACTGGCGGCAATGATGTACGTGATTGGAAGTGTTGCTGGTTTCGTGGCGCTGGTTATCGTTTCGGTCGGGCTTTATCAAGTCCACCGCAAGAGGAAAGGATGAAGGTTTTTCACAGTCTCGACACGATGAGTTGGGGCCGCGTCGCTGTATTTATCGGGGCTTCGTCGATTTTTTGGGTCACGATTAAGTCGTTGGTTCCGGATCCGTACAACGAATGGGTGTCCACTTTTTTGCTGGCTATGACGAACGCCGTGGCCTTTGTGTTGCGATCCGGTAAGAGTCGTATAGAACAGATCGGCGACAAGATAGACGAACACGAAGCTGACGCGGTTAAGAAGACGGCCGAGATCGAGCAACTTATCGTCAGCGAAGTCAAAGAGCAGTCCGAGGAGAACAAGTGAAAGACGTGGATCGGATTGGTGAGATCGAGAAGAGTATCAAAGCGCTGGCCAAAGAAGTCCGCGATAAAATTCGGAAGCCGATCGATATCCAGTTTTCCTGGCCTATGGATCACGAGTTGATGCGGGGCGTGAACGAAATCAGGGAGCTGCTGAAGAAGCTGCTGGAGAAGCAGCAAGGAGAGTCCAATGACACAAATACACCGTAAATCTGCGGCACTGGTGCTGCTGATTCTGAGTCTCGTAGCGTGTACGGACCGAGAGACCAAGCTGGCGAAGCTGTCTTCGTACCTGAGTTCCGGTCTACAGGCTGCGATCGATACACAGTTGGTCCTGCATCGTGACTTGGTCATCACGGACGACGAGAGTCGAAAGATGGGCGAGGCCATTCTGGTGTTGAACGCGAGCGGTAAACAGTTCAACGACTGGCTGATCATCTATCGTGCGAAGAAGTCGGCCGCAGATCAGACGCAGTTACAAAAGTTGCTGGCCGGAATCCAGGAAGGCACAAAAGGTCTTGCGGAAGCGATTCACGTCAAGAATCCCGAGGCGCAGAAGAAGTTACAAGTCATCCTGACCACGCTGGAGCTGGCGCTAAACTTGGCCATTGAACTCCAGAAACCTGTAGGAGGTGCGTAGATGCTGGCATTGATCTTGAAACTGCTTGCGGAGGCCACGAATTTGACGCCGATTCTGGTTACCTTGATTCAACAGTTGAAGAATCAGGGCACGGATGTGGACGCGATCATCAAGGCGTCGGCCGATCGCTTCACTGCAAACGAACTGAGAGAGATCGAGCACTTGGCCAGTTTGCCGCCCAAGGTGTAAGGATTTGGTTTAGTCAAAATTGAATCGTTCTGGAGGAACAGACAATGGAAGGCAAATTTATTTACGCATACGGTGTAGTGGTAGCACGGGACGTGCGCTGGTCTTATGACGTCCGCAAGTCCTTTGAAGGGAACTTGCAGGGGCAGCCGAATTACAAGGCACTGATGCGTGAGCATCCGGTCCATAAGGTTCCAGAAGGTGCCGCGTTCATTGCCAATATGGCTACGGGTCAGATGGATTCGAACTTCAGATCGTTCGCAGGCATGCCGGATTCCAGCCCAGCCGTCGAGTCTGATCTGGCCAAGTGGTTGGACACGGTGCAGGAGGATATTGGACAGACGCCACGTCAGGCAATCTTTCAAGACGCTGCGCTCTGGTTCTCGGTAGCGACTTAGTCGCGCTGGTTTTGAGTGGTCGGAAAAATATTGAGGTTAAAGGAGGCAGTACGAAGATGATGAAGTCAGTAGGTGCAGTTGCAGTTTTGGCCCTGTTGTTTTTAGTCCCGTCGATGTTCGGTCAGACGGCCTCTCAGATAAAACAGATTCTGCCGACAACGCCGAGTGTGAACTTCGCATGGGATTTCAATACTGCGGACGAGGCCAGTATCGATTCGTTCGTCTTGCAGCGGACGGCGTTTGCGGCCACGACAACGATCACGTCACCGTACTCGATAGAAATCGTCATTTCACAGAAGACGATTAGAACGGCCGCGTTCACGGTGCCGACAGGTACGCTGGCAGGACAGAAGGCGTTCTTTAGGTTGGTGTCCAGGAAAGTAGGTCTCGCGGATTCGACGCCTAGTAACGTTGTCGAAGTTGACGTGATGGCAACGCCTCCGACTCCAATGAACTTCCGGTTCCCGTAAGGACAAGAACGATGCTCTGGCTACTTGCTATCACGTTAATCATTTCATGGGAATCGGAGGGGTGTCCGGCAGGGTACCTGTTAATGCAAGGGACTCCGGTTCCCGAACCATCGGCCGGGTACAAAGAGGTCTTGTCTGTGGTCAAACAGTTGCCGGAAGGCTGTTCGACCACAGTTGAGGTCCCGCCTGGTTCTTACATATTTGCGCTCCAAGTGCAGGATGTCGAGACGGGTGAGCTGGGAGAGGAGTCGGATCGTTGCTCGGTGGTAGTTAATCCGGACAACGAAACGATCAATACGAATTGCCCTGACGAGGTCCCGTCGTCACTTCCGATACCGGTTTTCTTGCGCGTTCCGTAAAAGGAGGCCCGATGAAAGTAATTCTGTCACTTCTATTGATGGTGAGTTCGGCATTCGCGCAGTTGGGTCAACCGACGGATACGATCAAGGCGCGCCATGGTCAGTCGGTGCGGGTCGCCTGGACTTTCGAGGCGGCGGCTGAGCCGGGCATGAAGTTCTTTTCGATCAAGTACGCGTTCGATCTGAATCAGACACCAGTTCAGTTCGCAACAGCGCAGCCAAACGAGCGGCAGGTAATGGTCACGGCCACGTTTACGGCGCAGTATCCGAAGTACATCTACTACGTCATTTCGGCGGTTTACGAGTCACCGGCGGGAGAGAGTTTCCCGTCGAACACGATCATGGCGGAGAGGGTCGGACCTCCGCCTTCCAGTTGGTAGGAGAGAACAATGAACAGACGCGATGCGTTCAAAGCCATGCTGGGGATTCCACTTGCGGGTGCGGGTCTGGTGGAACTCGACGACGATCCGAAGGTGGTTTACGCTTTGCAGTGTCAGCAGAAGTTGTCACGCGACCACATGGAGCGGATTTACAAGATGTGGACGCATTTATGGTCGGGTCCGGGACCGCGGTTGTTGATTGTGGATCAGGGAATGGAATTGAAAAAGCTTTGAGGAGGTAACACATGTCAAGAGTTCTGATTCTGCTGGCTCTGATTTGTTTTGTGCTGGCCGTGTTCGCGGTTCCGGTCAAGGTGAACGCAGTCGCGCTGGGTTTGGCATTCTGGGTTGGGGCGCAGTTGGTTCCACCGAGAGGGTAGCGAAATGTCATTCGAGCTTTACATCGATGGGAAGCCGACGGGTCAGGTGGCGTCCATGGGCGGCATGCAGGATTTGACGGACGCGTACGCGAGCTTGGACTCAGAGTTGGGGCGGTTCTTGGAGTTGGGTTACTCCGAAAAGCCGACGCGGTTGAAGCAAGCGGTCAGAGAGCTCATCGATACAGACGAGAACATGGCGGAGTCCAATCGGAAGACACTGCAGGGTTTGATCCGACGATTGCCGGAAAAAGGCACGGTTTCGTTATCATCGGATTAGGGGAGCTCAATGACACTGCACATACTCGGGCGGATGGTCTATTTGGTTCTCGAGTTTTTCAGTTACGAAGCGATATGGGCGGCGTCGAGTACACTAAAAATGATATTTTGGACAAAGACTATTTTGATGGGCTTTGCACTGGCCTTCGTCTCTGTTCTTTTGTCGTCCGTGGCCCAGTGGCCGCGTGGCGAAGAGTTTCAAATGGTTCAGAAGTACAATCCGAGCGACACGGGCGAAGAGCACTTGGTCACGCGTCACGATCTTGGCATTGTTCAGGATCGGAATCGGGAAGTGCAGTCGGAGTTGCGGGAATCGATATCGTTGATGCGTGACGAGCTAAAGGCCCTGCACACGAATCAGCAGGCGTTGAATCAGTTTCAGTCACGGATAGAAGAGAAACTGAACATCTGGACGACGGTAATGGGTATCGGGTTTTCCGCAGTCGTGGCCCAGTTGATCGGTTATCTATTGAACATGCGGTTGCGAAAGGACCAGCGGGCGCACGAAGACGATCAGTTGAAGAAAACGATCCTCATGATGAAAGAAGCCGGTGTGGTTTTTACCCGCACTGGTGATGGGGGCATCGAATGAGCGTGCCTAGTTGCGAAGTCAGTTTCTGGGTGCTGATGTCGGGTGTGGCCGCGGCTTTAATTTTCAGCGTTTCTTGCTACATCATGATCCGAGCGATCATGCTCCACGTAATGAAGTTCACGCCACCGTCGTTTACTCAGCACGACATTACGGTGTCGTTACCCGAAGGCGGTCGGAGGAAACACGATGAGCAGTAAGGAAACGCTGTTAAAGCGGTTGGACTTCACGTCGTCGGGCGACGTCCAAAAGGACGAACAGTTCGTGGAGCGCTTTTCAGTAACGGAAGAGCGAGTGCGTGCGGGTCAGTGTCCGAATGACTGTGGTCCGCTGGAGTTCAATGACGGGGTTTCCAGTTGTTTGAAGTGCGGCTTCGCATCTCTTACAGTCGTGGCCGGGTTGCGGAATTGGAGTACACGGTAAATGGCAAAGCCACTTTGCGTTGATTTGAACATGAAGAACCCAGTCGCCCAGCAGGCGTTGAAGAATCGAGTAGACGCGGTCAAGGGAATCAATGCTACGGTCCGGAACGATCTGCGCAAGGCAATTTCCGCGGGTATGGGTAAGGGTGAGTCCACGGAACAGATTGCGCAGCGGATTCGGAACGTCTTTAAGACGACGCGGGTCCGATCACGGTTGATTGCGCGGACGGAAGTGAACGCGGCTGCGTCGGACGCGAGGGACATCCAGTTCGAGAAGACGTTTGGGAAAGATCATATGCGCGAGTGGGTCACGGCACGGGATCCGTGGGTGAGACCTTCGCACCAGCAGTGCGATGGGGTACGCGTCAAACGTGGCGAGAAGTACCCGAACGGGCTGACGCGTCCCCATCAGCCCGGCGCACCTGCTGAGGAAGTGTGTAATTGCCGGTGCATTGAAAACGCAATTCCGATAGACGAACAGGGAAAGCCGATTGAGTGACTACGTCAAAACTGAGATCTGTGGTCCGATAGTTGCGGCCCGACGTCACCATTGCCACGTACCGCCGGAGGCGTGGGAGTTGGACGCGGTAACGGTGTGCGGGGTTTGCCATGCAAAGAACGCGTTATTGGTTACCGCACTACTACAGTCTGTTGACATCGAGTCACAAGAGGCGGCCAAAGTATCTATAACAGCATCGGTTGTTAAAATTGACGATCGGTTGTGCACGAAGTGTTCAAGAGCACACGTTGGGGCGGAGCGTTGGAACGAGGGTTTAAAGATTTGTTCTTATTGTCAGTGTGCTGCGGATAGCGCGGCGAAGCGTAATATTATTCGGACGTGTCGGTTTTGCGGTCGGACGAATCTTGCGGCACAAGGATTTCGAAATAAGCATCAAGCGTGTACGCAAGTGGCGTGTTCGGTTAAGCTATGGGAAGAGTTCAAGAAGAAGTCCGAGGTGGCAAGTTAAATTCCAAATGGATCGCCCCGATGGGACGTAACTCAAATAAGGAGAGAAAAATGGAACGGAAAAAGATTCGGGCACCATTGGGAATCCAGGTGCGGTCAGTGGATACGGCCAAGCGGGTTATCCGGTTTATCGCCAGTGACGAGTCGGTTGATCGGTACGGCACCACGATTTCAGTCAAGGGTTGGAACCTTCAGATGTACAGAAAGAATCCCATCTTTCTGTTCGGTCATGATTATCGGTCGCCGTGGTCGGTCATGGGCCGTGCGGTCAGAGTCGAGAAGGACACGGTCGAAGGCGAACTGATCATGGACATGTTGTTCATGGAAAAAGATCTGAACCCGATCGCCGAAATGGTCTATCAGATGTACGCGCACAAGCCGCCATTCCTGAATGCGGTCTCGGTCGGCTTCATTCCGTTGAAGATGGAAGAGGTCAAAGAAGTCGAGCAGGACAAACTGAAACAGTCGGGACCGAAGCGTAAGGCGGTTCTCAGATTTCAGGAGCAGGAGTTGCTCGAGCTTTCCGCCGTCACGGTTCCTGCGAATGCGAACGCAGTCGGTAAGTCGGTCGGTCATTGGTCCAAGGCCGCGGAGTGGTTGCGCAGTCTCAAGGACGAGCCGGGTATCGATCCGGTTCAGTTGATGGCGGCCCAGACGGTGCTGGCTGATGACATGGAGCGGGCCAGTTTGCAGGAGCGGTCGGAATGCTGGATGGAGCAGAACGGTTTGATGGTCCCGTGCGCGTGTAACGTGCGCGAGATGATTGAGGTCTCGACAGTGGTGCGCGATTTGGGTGACGAACAGTTTGATTTGAGTGAGTCATCTTTTCGTAGTCTGCTAGTGGAGTCGAATGAGTTGCTTCGAGTAACGCAGCAGACGGGTCAGGTTTCGGCACCGCCGACTGTCACGCGTGCGGGCGCGGTACTCAATTCCAAGAACAAGTCCGCGCTACGCGACGCGTTGAGTCTGATTCAAGGCGTTCTGGATTCCGCGGAGCCGGAACCATCTGAAGAGGCACCGGCTGCTGGTGAGGAAGGTATTCAGATTGACGAAGGCGTCCTTGAAGAGACCGAGGTTAAAAGTCGCCTGGACACTGTCGAAGCCGAGTTGAAGTCGGTTCGTGGTATCTGCGAAGACGTTTACGAGTTGCTGAGACGCGATCAGGATCCGGATGAGGGTGGGTTCCAAGATCTCACGGATACGTTGCTGGCGGAGATGGATGACGAGGCGAGTGGTCAAGAAAGCGTCAGAAATCTCGATGCGGTTCTGACACAGGTCAGTGAAATGCGCATGCCAGAGCCGGAGAACGAAGCAGTCACAAGATTGAACAAAGCAATGGGCCTTGCTGGTGCGAAATTGGCGCACTTAAAGCTAAAGGTTTAAGAGCGGCGTTCATGAGTTCGGGACTACTCTAGAAAGGTCCAACGTAGTAATGGGCACGACGCCCGGAGTTAGAGTAAATGCCTCCTATGTTGCAGATCTCGCAAGAGCAGTTGGATAACATCAGTCAGGCGCTGGGTCGTATCACTTCGCTGGCTGACGCATACGAGAAGTTGGAAGCTCGACACAAAGCACTCGAGGCGGAGTTCGGTAAGATGCCTCGCGGTGTTTCATTGCCGGGTTCGATTTGGGCCGGTGCCGGTTCCAAGCAGGAGTCCGAGGAGTTGAAGCGTGGATTCTTGCATTGGATGCGGTGCGTCGGCAGTAAGGGCCGGGTCTACGAAGACACGCCAGACTTCGTCAAACGTCAGTTGGTCGAGGGAACGGACGCTGACGGTGGTTACCTGGTTCCGGAAATTTTCATTCCTGAATTGGTGCGGTTGATTCAAGAGCGGGCCATGATGAGAGGTCTGGTCCGTCGGATTCCCATGACCACGGACACTTCGAACCTGCCGAGCTTGGCCAGTGGTATGACGGTTTATTGGCCCGGTGAAGTGCAGACGATCACGCAGAGTGATCCGGTGTTCGGTAAGGTTACACTGAACGCAAAAACGATGGCGGCCCTGACTTCGGCTTCTATCGAGTTGACCGAGGACGCACAGATCGAGTTGGCGGATCTGTTGGTGACTCTGTTTGCAGAGGCCATCGCGGACGAGGAAGACCGGGTTATCTTGGTTGGTAACGCGAACCCGTTCAGTGGGATCCTGTATGCATCGGGTGTGGCTCAGGTCACGATGGGAACCGGACTGCAGGATTTCGCCGAGGTAACGTTCCAGGACGTTGCCGATCTCATTGACTCGGTCACTTCAAAGGCTCAGCGTGGCGCCCGGTTCTTCATGCACCGGAACATCACAACGATCCTGAGAAAGGTTCGGGATCTGAATCATCAGTACATCTGGTCGCCTCCGACGGGCGGACTGCCTCCGACAATTTGGGGCTATCCGTACACGGAATCGGATCAGATGCCGTCGGCTTCGGCTACTGGAGCGTCGACCAATTTCCTGGCTTTCGGAAACCCGAATTATGTGTACCTTGGGGACCGGAAGAGAATGACGGTTGAGGTTTCGGATCACGTCGGGTTCAAGCAGAACGAGCGGTTCTGGAAAGTCACTGAGCGGATTGCCGTCACCGTTGCTATCGGTGCTGCGTTCGGCAAGCTGCGCACCGCTGCGTAAGATTCGTGGGGTACCGGCATTGGGCTGGTACGTTGCGATGGGGACCGACTTCTACCAGGCGGTCGGTCCCGTCTTTCAATAGGAGTAAAGCCAATGGCAAAAATTCTAGTCCGAGTCAAGCCGGGTATGAATGTTAGAGAGAGCGGTGCCGGTTGGACAAGTGGACAAACATTCTGGATTGATGAGTCCAGGTTTAAAGACGTGGCTGATACGGTTGACAAGGTCACGGGTGTGGAACCCAAGATATTCACGGGTGCGATGGATGAGCCGGTACATTTGAAGCCGGAGTCCACTTCAAAGCTTACGGGGATTCCAGTTCCTGAGTTGCGTCAGCCCCGAGAACCAGAAGCGGAAGTCATGGTTGAGCCGGATCCACCGCCAAAGAAGAGTGCGACGGCGGATGACGATTCCGCGGAGTTTATCAAGACTCCGGAAACAAAAAAGACATTGGTCAAGAAACCGGCGGTCAAGAAGTCGAAGATCACGGGGGCCAAGAAAAAGTGATCGAGCGGTTATCTATTGTCATGACGGGACATGGTCGGGTGGAGTTACTCGAGCGGTCCCTGTTTGCTACGTGCCGTTGGCAGAACTTCGAGAAGAAGCAGGCCGAGCTGGTTTATGTCGATGACGTCACGCCAGACAAAGAGGCGTTGCGCACGGTGCTGAAGCGGTACGCGAAGTATTTCTATAAGACGACGCTGGTCCACATGGACAAGACCAAGTCGAAGATCCCGATTCGGTTCAACGATGTGTCCCAGTATTGCTCACCGTCACTTGGAATGAATATCGCCGTGAAGCAGGCGGAGAACGAGATAATTCTAAAGACGGATCCGGAGTGCCTGCCGTTGACGGACACGGTCAAGGTTGCGTTGGATCGGTATTCCTGCACGTCACTTTTGTTTTTCAAGGTTCGGCATTTGGTTGAGAAAGAGAACTCAAATTTTACAGTCGCGAAACAGTCCACGACGCATCCGCGGCATTTGTTCGAGTCTCTGTTTCAGGGCGAGGACCTCTGGCACATTTCGGAACGAAAGCGGTTACCGTACTGGTTCGGTTGCGTGTTCTCGCGTACGGAGTTCATGGATGCGGGCGGAATGGACGAAGAGTTCCTGAGAGGGTTTGCGGGCGAAGACGACGAGTGGGCGGAACGTATGGTTCGGCGCGGTTCCAAGTGGCGCTGGTCGGACGACTTGGTAATCCTGCATCAGTTTCATGGTCATCAGAATCAGAGTTTGATCCACACGCCGGCTCATGTTGCGAACATCGAGCGGTTGGCTGAGAGTAGGGCGCGCGCAACGATGGTTGCGAACAAAGATCATGAATGGGGTAGCGACAGTGTTGTCGTCGGAAGGGAGGAGTTAGAATGACACCGAATCCAGCCAAACACGTGCGAGATTTCTGGGGCTGCTTCTATTTGTTTATACAGGGATGCGACTCGGCTCTGGAATTCGGTTGCGGGCATGGGCACAATTTGCGGCGAACGGGTGCTGCGGTCAAGGTCGGGGTCGAGTGCGTCGAGGAGTACCCGATTCACGATGGCGACGTGGTTTTCATGATCGGGGACGCGTTGAAGTTGGCGCCGACGTTTGGAAATGAGAGTTTCGATCTGGTCCTGCTGATGGATGTGGTCGAGCATTTCACGAAAGAGGATGGACTGCTGTTGGTTCGGGAAGCGCAGCGGATCGCAAAGAAGAAAGTACTGCTGTGGATTCCAGAAGGTCATTGTCCACAGGACGCGGATCATTTTGATAGGCACTGCGGATACGCATACAAGCCTTCGCAGGAGCACAAGTCTGATTGGTACGCGAACGATTTTGCTGAGCTCGGTTTCGATGTGGCCGTGTGGCCAAATTATCATGTGGACTTGACGACCGGGAAGCAGACGGTCGGTGCATTGTTCGGGACCTACGAAGTGCCCGCAGTGATTGGAGCGACGGCATGACGGCGGATGTGACGGTACATTGCATGGTGCGGGACGAAGTCACGACGGTGGCGTACGCGTTACTCTCAGTCCTGCCTGGTATTCAAAAGGCGCTGGTCGTGGACACGGGTTCGACGGATGGAACGCGTGAGCTCCTGACCAAGTTGCAACAGTTGTACCCGCACAAGATACAGTTAGACTTTGTGGACGCACCGAACAGTCAGCCGTGGAGTTTTCAGCGGTACAATCCACCGAATCGAGCTTTGACGCAGATTCGCCAGCGGATGATCGATCAGACGGCGACTAAGTTTTTCTGGATCCTTGACGGTGACGAAGTCTACCGAGACATTTCGGTCACGCAAGTTGTCAAGGCGTTTGCAAATTGGCCCGAAGGGAAGTGGGTCATCTATATTCCGTTGCTTTGGTTCGTGGATAATATTCACACGCTCGGCGACTACAATCCAGGTGCGTACGGAGTCACGGGTCGGTTGTTTCGTACGGCCGGTACGCGGATGCATGGAACGTTTCCTGGTGAGATGCACATGGGTCCGATGGGTGAGGATCTGGGCCCGAATTCTGGGATGGCTTCGATCGCGAATTGGATTGAGCCGTACCATCATTACGAAATGGTTTCAAAGCCGTGGAGGCGTCGGATTCTGGGGCGTAGAAAATACACCGGACCCCAGCCGGAAGTGTTCGCCAGATTTGGTCGAAAGGAAAAACCGGATGAAAGAAAAAGTCTACGTCGCGATTCCGACGATGGGTTGGGTAAAAACAGAGCTAATGGCGCGGCTGCAGGAGTACGCGAACGATCCGAGAGTCACGATCGGGCCGCCGTTGAGTTGCGTGACTGATCACGCGTGCGCGAGGAACACAATTGTTCTTGAGCACTACGATTACACGGCGTACACAAGGCTTCTAATGATTGACGCGGACACAGTTCCACCGGGCGGTTTCATTGACAGGATGTTGGAAGTGGATCGTCCGATCGTCAGCGGTGTGACTCATATTTTCAAGCACGCGCAGCCGAACCGTGGTGGTCCGATGGTTAAGCTGGCGTTGTGGAAGCGACGGAGGCAGGCGGACGGTACGTATTGCGCGGACAACGTGCGGTCGATTCCGGATGAAGGGATTCTGGAAGACGAGGGTTTAATGGCCGGCGCGTTCTGCATGATGGTTCATTCAGACGTACTGGAGTCCATGAATCAGGAGTTGCCGTGGTTCAAGACTTCATACGTCGAAGAGACCCAGGAAAAGCTGGAGTCAGAAGATCTTTACTTTTGCCGTAAGGCAATTGAGAAAGGGTGGAAGGTATCGGTCCTATGCGATCTGATTTGCTCTCATTGGAAGACGATCAACCTGAAGGACGTGGCGTTGCTGGTGCAGAACCTGATGAAGCAGCAGGAGCTGGCATCTTGCCCGTATCCGCAGAAGTTGGAAGCGGCGATCTAGTCGATCTGCCTTTGCCGGGTGACGACGTCCCGCATCCGAATATGGTGAAGTTTCAGTTCAAAGATAGAACCACAACGCACGCGCGCGTGTCCGCGGGTTGGTTCGAGATGGAGTTCGATAAGAAGGACGAACCGTTTTTTCAGCCGCTGGAGACGTTCAATTTGCATTTGAGAAAGCGCACGTTGTTTGAG